ATTACTACCACCACCTGGTGATCCACCAAAATGTTCTGACTTTTCTAGTTCAGTTAGTTTAACTGTTGCTAACAATGAATCATCATGATCACTCTTTGATCCTGTAAATAATAATTGTTTCTTTCTACCTGACTGATTGGCAGCACTACACATATCCGCTTTCAATGATAGTGCTATACTTTCCTTCTTTAAATCTTTCCAATGATAGTTTGACTCAGTTCCGTTTTGAAATATTACCTTGACATCAAATACCTTTATATACCCTTTGTCCTTATCTAACTTAAGCAACTGCTTATTGGCAATCCTCTGGATAAGGATGTCATCTCTACCCACACCCTTATTCTTTTGAGGTTGTCCCCTCTTGTCATATAATTGTGGCCAAGCAAGATTTGCCATTAGAATTGTTTCCAGTAACGTGGGTGTGTGAGTCCTCCTTCTTTATTTAGATCTAGATTAGTAAGTAGTACGTCTCCTGCTACACTCCAACGATG